GTTGTCAGTGGGGTCACCTCGCATGCATTTCTCGAAAAGAATCCACTTAGGATCCGGAATGACTTTTGGTTCCTTAGTTTTTTTATCAATGACTGGCTTACCTTTTTTGTCGAAAATACCCTTAATAGTATGGAGCTCATCTGCAATTCCGTTATATTGATTTACATTGTCTGCTAGTAACTGATGAAAGTCTGTGTCGCTACTAACAATAGTGTGATGATCCGCAGGATGGCTCTGTATCCAACCTGCAATTAAATCATCTGCTTCTAAATTAGGATGTTGTAATACTGTGCAATTTGTCTTGGTAGAAAGATAGTCTTTAAGAGCATCAAATGTCTCCCAAAATAATTTATCTTCTTCCGCTTCTTTTTCTGTTAAGGCAGCACGGGCAACAGCACGATTGGCTTTATATGGAGCATAAAAGTCTTTGCGCCAGCTACGTCCTTCTAAACAAAAAATAACGTGGTCTGCTTTTTGATCTCTAAAACTCTTACTAACACTATTTAGCGTAACGTGCATAGCAAAACCTAGCTTATCCCAGGTATCTGCTTGGTGGTGGGCGGCGTGACGAGCACGGAAGAATGTGTTTGCGGTGTCAACTAAAAGATATCTCATATAGTTATAATAGCATATAATGATTAAGTTGTCAACGCTTTTTTGAAATTATCAGCAATAAAGGTATGGGTTTTAAACCCATAATGTTTCCCATCTCTTGCTAAATCTAGAGAAATTATATCTTCTAGGTTCTGCCCAAAATCAGTAGAAAATATTTTTTGCTCAAGAATCTTGAAATTGTATGTTTTTGATAAATTTTGAACAATTGATTGATTCTTATAAAATCTATTAATGGATTCGTTGGTACTTAAATACCATGCATGTTCTATTTTAGATGAGTGTGGAAGTATTGGATCAATTTTAAAATCATTAAATTTGATAGATTCAAATCTAAGTATTGATGGCCAGAGAATGTAAACTGTTTGTATGTCGTACAATGAACACACATTAGTTAGTATTCTCGATATGGTATCTGTTGTGCCGCTACCTAAGCCTAAATTTAAAATTGGGAATTCGGATGATTGCTCTAGTATAGATGGCCAAACTTGATCTTCGGGTAGACCAGTGCCTTCAGTAAAACTACATCCTAATGCTAAGTTTATACGTTGTCCTAAAAAATTATTTAGATCCGGGCACCTAAATCCTTGCAGATTAAATTGATAAGTGATGTCTACCCCTTCCCAATCTGACTTATATGGATTTTTATTATAATTTTCTAAATTGTCTGTTGCTAACCAATTAAGTACAACATTCTTTGGGTTCCAACTGTACGGAAGGATCCCTTGTTTCCAGTAGTTATTCATTTTATTAAATTACGATGAACAAGTGTTTGAAATAAAAATTCAGCCCAAGCATAGTGTGCGTCTGGACCAAAATGGTAACTATTTGTATTAACCGTTTTAAACCCTTTTGCCTTTAACCAGTTATAATATGTAAAGTCTTTATTATACGGCTCTACATAGCAACCTTCCCAGTCTGCTTCGGGCATACCACTAAGTGGCTCAAAACAATTAAAGAACAAATGATTGATATTTTGTTTTTGCAAATCTGTATGCAGAGTCCAAATTTTATTACAAGCCTTAGCAATCGAAGATTGCATGTCTATATTAAGAATGTAATCTTTGTATCTTGCTTTAATTTTATCTGGCCAATCGGCACCAATTCCGCCGGCGTTAACTTGCCAATAACGATTAGTTTCTGGATCCCACCATTCTTCTCGTTCCCATGTTGACCAACCGATAATAACAAGATCGGGCTTGTTACTGTTAAACATTCCTTGTACACCGGTTAAGTGATTGTATGTAGTACGAACAATGCGATCATTGCTACTAGCAGACTCGGCGTCACATTCCAGTATAGCACTCATCATGTTTGCTAGTTCACAACCATAGCTAACACGTAAATTATCAGGGTGTGGTTGTCGATCTAAAGCCCAATATAGTGGATCATCTTTGGCAAAACAATAAGGATTTACAGCTTCGGCTCCAGCAGAGTTGCTGTCGCCATTTACGTATAATATCATTTACCGATTAAATTATAAGTTTTGATATGTTGATACAGTACATTGGCCCAGTCCTGATGTGCATCTTCGTTAAAATGATGCCAACCCGGTGTAATTTCTTGATATTGTTTATCTTCGCAGTAGTGAACATAAGAACCTCTTGGATTATACGGATTGATAAACGTGTTATTCCAATTGTGTACAAGATGTGTAAGGGTTTCGTGCCAGAAGCCAAAACTATGAATTGCATTAAAGAATAAATGAGGAATTTTATAATACGATAATTCTAAGTGGTAATTATAAATTTTATTCTGCCAATATTTGTGCATCTCTCTATGATAATCGTAGTTGTGAGCTTGATGTTCTAAAAAATACTGATATCTATAGTCATCGTCAATAAGGACACCATTTTCAACTACACCAAAACTGTTTAATGATGTATAAGAACCATAAACAAACCGGTCTTGACGCTCAACACTAGACCATCCTATAACAACTAAATCTGGTAAAGTTGTGCATGATGCAAGATATGATTGTGTAGTGCTTAAAATTTTATCATTACTTGCACCGCCAACTGCCTGTACTATAGTTTCGTTGGCGCCCAACATCTGGCCTAATTTATAAGAGAACGAGTTTTCCGGATTCTCAAGCTCGTACCCTGCAGCATTGCTGTCTCCACTTACATATAATTTCATGAAACCTCAGTCCTTCCGTCGCCAATGTCTCGACGATCAACATTACGAGGACGACTATCATATGGTTGGTTAGCTTCCCATTGTTCAAAGTTTTCTGCAACAACGTTTTTACATACGTCAGCAAACCAACGATCGACCATGTCAGCATCTTTATCATCTTTTTTAAGTTGATATCCTGCACGTACTAGATTAGCAATAAATTTATCGTTCCAATCTAATTCAAATGCACCATTGCCGATGTTCTCTGGGTCAAGTTCAACGCTAAGAATAGCTACATAAGGCTCGCCCTTTTCTGTAGCAATATCCTTTTCAGATTTTTTCTTAGGCTTTGCTGTTGCCTTAGGTTCTTCTACCTTTGCTTCGGGCTTCTTTTTAAAACGATCAAGCAATCCCATAGTTAATACCTATATGTTATAGACTTAAATGGCCCATCAACTGTTACACCAATGTAATCAGCCTGGCTCTTAGTCAGTGTTGTTAGTGTAGCATTAATTTTAGCTAAATGCAAGCTGGCAACCTTTTCATCTAAGTGCTTTGGTAGTAGGTACAATTCTCCTTTGTTGTACTTGCTAGGATTGTTATACAATTCAATTTGAGCAATAGCTTGATTTGTAAAAGAATTTGACATAACAAAACTTGGATGTCCTGTGCCGCAACCTAGGTTAACCAAACGACCTTTGGCTAAAACAATAATACGTTTTCCATCTGGGAATATTACATGATCCACCTGTGGTTTAATTTCTTCCCAAGTTAAGTCGCTGATGCTAGCAATATTAATTTCGCTGTCGAAATGACCAATGTTACAAACAATGGCTTGGTCTTTCATTTGTTTCATATGACTACGTGTAATAACATCAATGTTACCGGTAGCAGTTACAAAAATATCTGCTTTGTCTGCAGCATAGTCCATAGTAACTACACGATAACCTTCCATGGCGGCTTGTAAAGCGCAAATAGGATCCACTTCGGTTACCCATACTTGAGCAGATAATGCTCGTAATGCAGCAGCCGAGCCTTTGCCCACATCGCCAAATCCGCATACCACTGCGGTCTTACCCGCAATCATAACATCAGTTGCACGTTTAATTGCATCAACTAAACTTTCGCGACAACCGTATAAGTTATCAAACTTAGTCTTAGTTACCGAATCATTTACATTGATTGCTGGAATTTTCAGAGTGCCAGCACTAATGCGTTCTACTAGTTTATGAATACCAGTGGTGGTTTCCTCAGTAACACCAATAATATCATTGAGTAGATCCGGGTAATTGTCGTGTACCCGGCCTGTTAGATCATGCCCGTCATCTAATAACATATTAGGAGTCCACTCATCTGGGCCTCTTAAAGTTTGATCAATACACCACCAATATTCTTCTTCTGTTTCGCCTTTCCACGCAAATACAGGAATACCCAAATCAGCAATAGCCGCGGCGGCATGATCTTGTGTACTAAAAATATTACAACTACTCCATCGTACACTAGCACCTAATGCCACGAGTACTTTAATTAATACTGCTGTTTGGATGGTCATGTGTAACGATCCAGTGATACGTGCTCCTGCTAGTGGTTGTTGTGCTTGGTATTCTTTTAGAATAGACATCAACCCCGGCATTTCGCTTTCGGCAATAGCTATTTCTTTGTGACCCCACGTTGCTAAACTGATGTCTCTTACTTTGTAATCCATAATTAATCCTTAAATAAATTTACTTGTTCCCATGGTAAATCATCTTTACCAAAGTGTCCATAATTGGTTGTTGTGCTGTAAATAGGGCGGAACAAATCAAACCGTTCAATAATACCTTTTGGTGTTAAATCAACGTTGGTTTGAATCCACTCTGTTAATGCTCGGCTATCGCCGTCTGACTCTACATAAAAGCTCATTGGTTGTGCTAATCCAATAGCATAACTAATCTGTACAGTAGCCCAAGTTGCACGTCCGCTTGCCACAATATTCTTAGCAAGATAGCGTGTTAAGTATGCAGCACTACGATCTACTTTAGTGGGATCTTTGCCACTAAACGCACCGCCGCCATGTGGACTATACCCACCGTAAGTGTCAACAATAATCTTACGACCTGTTAAGCCTGTGTCACCATCTGGTCCACCAATAACAAAACGTCCTGTTGGGTTGATATAAAACTCGGTATTGTTATCAATGTAATCATTAGGTAATACATTACGAATAATATGCTCAATGTCTTTTCTAACTGTACCAATATCAACACTAGCGTCATGTTGCGTACTGCAAACTACTTTGGCAATACGCACAGGCTTGCCATTATCATTGTATTCAAACGTAACTTGTGCTTTAGCGTCTGGCCCTAGCCAACTAATAACACCGTGTTTTCTAATGTCAGTTAATGCACGTAAAATTTCATGACTCCAGTAAATTGCACTAGGCATATAACTAGGAGTTTCTTTACAAGCATACCCAAACATTAGGCCTTGGTCACCGGCACCAAATGTGTCTGTGCCTAATGCGATGTCAGCACTTTGTCCATGTAGTAAATTTGTAATTTCAACTGTACGCCAGTCAAACCCTGTTTGTTCGTAGCCAATGTCTTTGATAACACGGCGAATAGCGGCGTCAACATCTTTAGGATCTAGTTCGCCTTTATATTCTCCTGCTACAATAACACGATTAGTAGTGACTAAAGTTTCACAAGCACAACGTAGTGCTGGATCCTTCTTGGCCATTACTAAATCTAAAATAGCATCGCTAATAGCGTCTGCAACTTTGTCTGGATGTCCTTCTGATACTGATTCACTTGTAAATAGATAGCTCATTAATTTCCTTTTAATTTTAATATTAACATTTCTGTATTACTGTACCAACGAACCCATATAGCAGGATCTCCTGGACCAGTGATAACATACATGGCACGATAAGCCTGCGTTAGCCATAGCCATTTACGACTAACATGGCAACGCCTCGGCCATATCGACCATTTAACTTCAGTAATAGCACGACTTAAAAATCTGTTATCGTCATACTCATCGGGCATAGTATAAAGTTCTGACATTGGCATATGATTAATATTGTATAATCCTTGTGGGTACATATATCCGTATTTTACTTTTACTTGCCCCAACCATTGCCCCATAAGTCTACGTGCAAGCGTGGGCTATAGTTAAATCCACGTTCACAACAGATATTAGCAATGTTTAACTTATTGTTTTCATATGGTGTAACCACGCCACCCTGTGGCATTAAGTATACAACACCTTTAAAGCCGCCCGCTCGAAATGCATCAACTGCTTGAACTGCTTCAGTAACATGCTCTTCGGTTTCTACAACAAATTTAAGATAAACATGGCCGTATGTTTGATAGATGTTTACAATCTTAGGTTTAATAGCATCTTCCCACGTCTCTCCCGAAGCCGACAACTTCGCACTAACACTAAATGTAACTTCGCGACCTGGCATAGCATCTACCCAGTCGATTAAATAATCACGGAAGTCTTCGTGTAATTCTTGAGTACCATTTGTTTCAAATGTAATGTTCTTTAAATCTGCCATGCGTGGATGGCTTAATAACTCTGCATAAGCACGTTGCCAACCCAGCAACGGTTCTCCGCCTGTGATAACCAGGTGTACGTCATTGCCGTTGTTTTGGGCCCACATATTATTAGGAGTTAATGATAACATTTGTTCTACAAGTTCTTCTGTAGTTAGTGTAGGCGATAAGTGCTTAAACGCAGGATGCCACGACGCATAACTATCGCAACCTGTTTCTACCAATGGTAAACTTAAGAAAGTATCGTACTTGTCTACTACCTTGGCAACTTCATCTGCACCTGTAGACTTTTCACCCGGCTTACAACCAAAGCCACTGCATGTAAAGTTACAACCATATGTTCTTAGGAACACACTAGGCACACCAACAAAGCGACCCTCGCCTTGTAAACTATAAAATAGTTCGCTTACTTTAATCTTCATATATATTTGACCATTGTGTTAATTTTTGAGCTTTTCTCAGTTGTGCTTCTCTTAATTCTTTTTCTGTGTATAATTGATGTGCTTGTAGCAACTCTATTAGTAGTGTAACATCTCCTAGCTCTTGAATCAAGTGCTCACGCTGTGTTCCTGTGCCTTTACTGTAGGTATTCTCCATGCCAAAACGACGACACTTGCTAATAGCTTGGATAACTTCAGCACACTCCTCCTGAAGTATATCCAAGATTTCGTTAACCTTCGAAGAGGTCTTCATTCCACTCACGATGTCCTTCACGGAACGCCATATTGCTTTGTGTTTCACGTACTTCAACTCTGTAGCACCATAAACGTGCCGCTTCGCTTGGCCCCCAGTTATCGGGAATGTAAACACCATTAACATACTTGTAGAGTTGATCAGCAAGGCCTTCGCAACCTAAGCGAGGAAGGATAGTTAGTTTGGCCATGTTCTTTGATTCTAGTAACTTATAAGTTTCTAGTTCAGGATCATCTTCTGCTACTAACAGCGTGTGATCAAATTGACTTTGTAGCACTTCTTTAAGTTCTTTAAGGCCACCGTAGTCTGCTGCCCAGTTACGAACGTCCAGGTCGTTAGTACCAAAGTAAAATTTCATACTAAACGCATAACCATGAATTAGGTTACAATGGCTATCTGCCTTCCACTGGCGATATGCAACAGGAAAAGCATCTACATACTCTTTAGTGCTTGTGAATTTATATGTTACAGGCTGAATCATTATTTCTCCTATGTTAGATTTTAGCATAGGCGGCAGAATTTGTCAATCGGGATGACGCCATAAGACCGATGTTTTGGGGGATATAACTATTTATTCTTCAATGAAAATGTTATCATTTTCTTCTGCAAACAAATGGCCGAATGTCTCTTTACTAACAAATGATCTATGACGTTTATTAGACTCATCGTTAATATTACCAATTGGCTTTTCACCGAACTGCTCTAGGTAGTTGTTTATTAATTCGCTTTCCATTGCCTCAACTTCTTTAAATGGCTGAAAAGACTGGAAATGATAATTAGTAACGTCCCAAACTATTAATTTCATTTGTTTATGATCTAAGTCAATTCCGTATAGATTTTTAAAGTCGCGTTCGATGATTAACCAATCAGCACCACTTGATCCTTCGAGGCGTACATTCTTGCCCCAGCTATAACAATGCCCGATTTGTCGATAAACACGTTCGCCCCATTCTCTTGTATAACTCTCTGGTGCACTCATACCAAACTTAATAACAGTACCTTTAAACATAATACAATATACATATTTGTCAATATTATATTTTTTAAAGCATTGAATTATATCAGCTGGCACACATAATGCACCGAGATTAATTGTATGCTTTGGAAAACTTGTCCAGTTATATTTATAATTCATATTATCTCCACCATTCTTCCCAAGGAAAAACACACCAAATTGGTTCCTCGAGTTTATTGATAGTTAGGCCTGCATAGTCTACATCTGCAAAATCACTTGCTTCGTTATTAATCATAACAGCAGTTCGGACATTATTGCCCCAAACAAGTTCCCAATCCTTGCTATTAGGTAAACAACCACTTTGCCAGTCTTGGCGAATCCAATTTAATGTAGCACCTGTATCGTTAATATCATCTACAATGAGAATTTCCTTAGTCATATTAAACGCATCTTCTGCCATCCATAAATTACTTTCTGGACCGCTGTTATCGTCTCGTAAGCTGACTTTAAGAGTATGCATAGGAATATCCAAGTAATGACTTAACATTGTAGCAGGCACTAGACCGCCACGTGTTAATCCTACTATATAATCTGGGCGCCAGCCGTCTGCGTTCATTTCACGAATGATTTCGTGAAGCCATGCTTTAATTGTTGATTCTTTGTAATATACTTTAGACATAATGTTCTGCTTCTTTTAAATTGTGTGTTTGAATTTGATCTATAAATTTTAATAGGAACATACTTGCTACGCTTGCATCTGCACCATCAAATCTTATGATATTTTGGGCAAGCCCATTTTGCATTCTGTAACTAGGTTTAGCTTTACCGTATTGTACTTGACATGTAAATTTTTCGCGACCTTTATTA